GGCCGCAAGCTCAACATCCTTGGCAACCAACTCCCATGAAACATCATCAAGGGAGAAATCCGCCCCGACAGGAATCGTCTTAAAGTATACATCAAAATCAGCTTCGCTTGCGATATCGTTACTGATGAAGGCCGGTCTGTTGGCACCTAACAAAATCTTAAGGCCAACGGCTGGTTCTTCCAGTACGATCGGCCGGGTGATGTGCTTGGAGAGAGCTGTACCACCTGTTTTACTGGCTTCATTGACAAACGAGATTGGATTATTGAAAGGATATGAAATATCAGCATCAGAATCCTGATTGTCAATAATATTAGCTCGTGCGACCATGTTCATAGTGTCAGAGAAGATGACTGGAGATACCCAGTTACTCGATGTTGACAGAGACACTGTCATATCAAGAGACAGGCGGTTACCACCGTTCAGCAGTGTAACCTCTTCTTCCTCAATAGTCTCACCTGCGATAACTCTAGGAGCATCCAAGATGTAGTTTTGGAACGGAACAACCTCAAAGCCTTCAGGCGTAGAGTACGAGATGCTTTGGTTTTCATCATTGGCCAGCGACAGCGAAACACCTCTTGTGGCGTTCACGTTATAGGTCATCGTTGTACCGTCTGGCTTGAAGTCCTGAATCATTGGGATCAGTTCGTCAGCCAATGCGTTCTGTGTACACATGATAGTATTGCCGCCGCCGATTCCAGTGGCATTCGGAAGAGAGTCGTGTTCGAACTGGAAAGAGTTTCCATCCACTTTAGAGATGGTTTTCTTTCCAAGTAGTTCTCCGACAGTCACTCCAGCGAAAGTCGTTGTATCCAAAGTCGGAAGGGTCGTAGAGTCAGAGATGTACAGACTGATCTCATCATTCTTGGTGAGTCCGTGGTTAGGATGTGACACCGTGACGGACGAGTCAGCGTTCACCACTGAGAATGGATTATTGGACAGGAGAACATCATCCAGCGCAAGGTTAGCTATCTTGGCATTACCAGACTGCTTAAACTTAGCCCTCCACAATCTAAACATAATATCTCTAGTTTGATCGGGGGTCCAAGTAATAGCATTCTGAGACATGAACAGAGATCCGAGAAGCGGCTGTCTAGTGACTCTTTTATCGGTTCTGCCCAGTAAAAGATCTCCAGTTCTAGCTACATAAACATTATATCGATTGTTAGGAGCGATCAGAATAAATGCGTATTCTCTGTTACCATCTAGGAAGATAGGGGCCTTAAACTTAAACGACGTCGGTACGAGGTCGTCAATAGTTCTGTTGGCTTCTGCCACAGCTGGGAGATTGATGTCTTTGTTGGACAGTACAACCCTGGATCCTGGAACAGCGTTTTCCTGGGAAGGAACACCATTCTCGATAGGACGGACTTCCAAGAAAACATCCTCATCCACATCGGAATCCAGATCAGTGGTGTTCTTGTTGGCAAAGTACACATCGATTCTGCTAAGGAAAGCACCATCATCATTGTTCTGGAAGAAGGACTGGGCCAGTGGATCGTGGTCTCTTCTTTGAGATACGATGGTTGTTCTTCTAACAACTTCTCGCACTTGGAGAATCTCTTGACCTTCAGATGTGTAGAAAGTCTGAGCATAAGACGCTGCACCGGTTAAATCAAGCTCACTGATATCAATTAATGTAAATGGTACTGTGCCACCTCTAAATCTAAGCGGCTTAGAAGTGTTTTCAAAACCGGTTCTGTTATCCGGAAGGTCAAAGAATCCAGATGCATCGCCGCTATCAATGTTCGCAGTAAATGTATTCTCATCAAGGAAAAGGTTAGCTTGTTCATTGTCTACAGATCTAATACCACTTCTGTTGACAGTTACATTAGCGTTGTTTGGAACGAAAAATGATCCTTCGATCACACCAAACGCGTTGGTGATCAGAGCCTGAGAGTTAGTACCTGTTCTAAGTGGGTGTTCTGTGGCTGTGTCGAATCTTCCGTCTGTCAAAGGATCGGCGATAGAGATACCGTTGAACAACAGATTGTTGAGGGGGTTTGTCTGCAAACTGGTAGGTGAGGTAAAGCCAGAGAGATCTGGTCTTACGCGAACATTGTTTCTTCTACGAGTTCTTCTATTGCGTCTGGAAGTTTGGTTACCAATGTTGGAATAGATCTCAGACACACTTGGAAGCGCTCTGTTGACAAAGGCAGGAACTCTAACCGTAGCACCTGTGTTAGGAACCACGATCAGGTTGGTGCCCTGTGCATCCGAGTCATAGAGATTGTTGAATAAATCATCGACCTTGATGGTAAAGTCACTGATATTAACGTCATCTAAGAAAGAGAAATACTTGGTGTTAGGGCGAAGACCTGTAGCTCTGAACCACACCTGACGATGTCTCATGAACGGAAGAATGTTGACACCAACAGTTCTTACGCCAACCACCTGGAAAGTAGTGGTTACAGTTCTAGAAGTACGTCCGTTTCTACGAATAGTGCGAGTAGTACTTCCTGCTACATCGGTACCTACGATTCTAGACTCAGAGAAGAAGTCATTCTGAGGAGTGATCTGCAAATCACCGACAACTTGTCTAAACTCATATGGATTTAGGTTTTCTGTCTCAGTTGCCAGAGTCTGAATAATCAATGGATTTTCATCAAAGTCAAGCATAATTCTATCTCCACCGAAGAAGATATTACTATTGCTTGTGTTGTCTGCATCGTAAAACAGACCTACTGTTTTATCGTTATACTTAGGTCCAAGAATTCCATTGTCGACATCAATGGACGCTGAGTATTGAGGATCGGTAATATCAGAGAACGCCAGGCTCTTGAAGTTATCCGCAAAAAATCCGTTCTTAAATCTGTTGTTACCGGCACTATCCAATACTTCAAACGTAGATGTTTCAAGCTCGAGGAGGGACAGTGTCGTCACTTCTTCAAGGTTATCGATTCTTTTTTCAATATCACCGATATCTCTCATGGTGTATCTACGATTATCGATCTTACTAATCGTAACATCGTTTTCATCATCTACATATGCTTCTAAATCAATATCGTAGAGCTTCATTGCCGTGTCCGGAATAGCAGGTCTCTTAGCATCAAAATCCGATTTACCCTGAATGATTCTCAGCTTAGGAGCTCTAGATGTTCCTGGGGTAAGTGGAGACTTTCCTTCCACAACGATTGCATCTTTTCTAGGCAGGTAGTATTCAACATCCGCCGTGATGATATCCGTGTTCTTTGGAAGTTCCACAACAGACTTTGGTACACCATCCGTGGAAGAGATGAAAATACCTTGGTCAGATTCCCTAAAGCTTCTGAAGTCAAGATGATTGCGGAAGTCAATGACTTCACCATTTCTCTGTCTATGTACAGGAATGTCTTCCGGATTGATTTGTGAGGTCTTGTAGGAGTTGATCGAGAAGTAGTCTCCGGCATTTTCATGTACAAAATGCTGGTATGTAACTTCGACATTTCCTGAGGATGGACCAGAAGCTCCTGCTTTAAGCAAAAGTCTACCTTTCGCATAGAAGTTATCTCTCTGGCCGTTATCTAGAATATATCTATCCTTAGCGTCTCCGACGTTATCCACAGAGAATCCGACCGAGTCGATCAAATAGATGTCGGGTTCATTGAGAGTAATGTTGCCATCACCGTCTGGAGTAATAGTTTGTGTCTTTGTCTGAAGATCTTTGATCTTTAACGTTGGATTTGATTTGTTGACGTAACCGATAATCTTAAAGGTTGTAGATGATGCCAACCCAGAGAAAGTCACCGAGGCTTGTCCGGTACCGCCACTGGAGATCGTCGGCAGGTCAATGAACTTTCCACTCTCCGTGTGATTGGCTACAATCCAATCGGAAAGGTTTGCAAAGGTTTCACCTGCACCGGTCAAGGTGAGAGTTGCTGTTGTTTCAGCTCCGCCTGTAGTAAACTCAAATTTTCTCTGAACCGTGAAACTAATATCATCAATAGATTTGGCTTTTTGCTTATTTAGTTCAAAGAAGAGATTGTTGTTATTAGTTTCCTTGAGAACTGCGATATTGTTCTCCAGAACAACCGTACCGAAAACACTATCACCAACATCAGTAGCTACATTATCTCCGCCTTGGAAGATACTACGTGGGCTTCCGATGCTTCGGGTATCTCTGAAGTTATTAGATCCATCCATGCTGATGTCGAACAGGTGGTATCTGTAATTTGGTCCAGAAGGAACAAGCTGTCTTACTCTGGCAGTACCGATGGAATCACCTACTCCATCCGCTACAGCTAAACCACTATCGTTGAAGAGCGACAACTTCTGAAAAGAGTTAATGTCAGGAATACCACGGATTCCGTCACTATCACCTCGTACGATTAAATAATTACCAATGTCTACTGGAATCGCTTCGTTGTTAAGAGTTACTGTGTCTCTGGCTTTACTGAGAGGCAGAATGGTTTTATCCGTTCTCTCGATTCTATAACCGTTGACATACGCAATACCTGGCGACAGACTTGCAACAAGATTACTGTCGTTTCCTGCCTGTAAGTCCAGAACGAAGTCTTTTACAGTGTAGTCACCCGATTCTTCTTTTGTTCTCTCGGCGAGAGTATCACCTAAGATGGCGTAGACCGTTCTCTCAGGCTGGTTTTGCTTGATACCACCTACGATATCAGTGAGGAAGATGAACTGCTCGTCAGAATCGATGTTTCTCTCTAATGCAAGCTCAAGTCTGATTCTGTATCTGTCGGCGCCCGGGGACGATTGATTGATAACCGCACCTGGGTTGGCGTTATCGTAGAGACTGATGTCGTCAGTCGCCTGAACCACATCCTGAAGAACTTTGAATCCAAGAGTTTCGGTAGGCGCAGGATTGAATTTGGAAATTACAATCTTACCGCCAGGGAACTTTACAAACTTTCCTCTGGTGAAATACACACCTGGCTGCACGTCTGCATATGTACCAAAGCCAATTGGATTGTCAATTTCCGGAAGAACGTTGAACTCGTTAGAGTTTGTCAAATTCGTAAGTACGTCATTGGCTTTGAATCTGATGTCAGTGTTCTTCACAGTTGATAAGGCAGTTGTCGCACCTGAAGTGTTGACGTACTTGACGTAGATCACTGAAGCGTCTGGAGCGTCGGCATTGATCTTGTTAATGACCTCAGCTCTAATCGTATCGTCAGCGTTTCTTAAGATATCTCCAGCTACGATGGTGTCGAGATTAGTCTCACTAACCTTGATGTATTCATAGTTACTGATGATAGAAACACCACCCGGCTCAACGACACTTCCGTCCACAAAGATGTTTTTTGCAAACTTCTCGATCTGGTCACCCAAAATAGTCTGTAACTGAGTCAGCTCACGACCTTGAAGAGTTTTCCCAGAGTTGAAAAGAATCTGATAGAACCCTTTGTCCTCATCAAAGTCATCTCTGTAGGTCGTGCTTAAGGTGTCCTTGTTATAAACTGCCATGCTTCATGTGTTCCTATAATTGAAGGATAAGTTTAATGTCTTCGATCTGCTCACTGGATCTAGTCACAGGTGCTCTGTTTTCGATGTACAGAATATCACCACTGAACGGATTAACCTCACCCTGCGAATCGGACTCGATCGTAGCAGTGAAAGTTCCAGTGGAGTCTGTGATCTGAGATCCGATGTTCCAAGGTAAGAAGTTGAACTCATCATTTCTGTGGTAGTAAATCTCGGTACCATCAACCAAGTCGATAAACGCCGTTGGGCCTGCGGCAGAGTCTCTCATGATCTTATCATTAGAGATGGTGCCAGTAACACTGGAAACCGTCAGTTTACGCAAAGCTCTACCGGTCAAATCGTTGAAATCAGAGTCGTTATGCTTTTTTGGATCGGTGATGAGAGTGATCTGTCTGAAGTCTTGTCCAATAAGGAAGTCAGAATCCGTACCACTCGGCTTGGCATTGAACATAACAGAAGTGGCTCTGATGTCTTCTCTGGCATCTTTACCAATGCCCTCTAAGCTAATGATCGGCTTGATCACTGCTGCAGTCGAAGGTGAACCTCCACTAATCGTAATCGTTGCACCGGTGTAACCAGATCCGAAGACTGGATTTCCATCAGTTGAATCTTTATGTCTAACGTCAATGATCGCTCCAGCAGCGTTCAGAACCGCAGTGGGAGCCGCTCCAGTACCATCGCCGATGACTTCCAGTGTTGGAACAGACGAGTACCCCACACCACCTTGAGCGATTTCATACCCGATGATTTCACCCGACACAGCGGCAGTTTGAACGTTAGCTTGAGCAGTTTCAATCGCAGTGACCGCAATACCTGCGCTATCGAGATTCGCAACAGGGATGAAGTTAGCTGTCAAGAACTTATTTGCTTGTACGGCTGAGAGAGTATAGAGATACTTCCACACATAGTTGTCAGCCAGCTTCTTTGCTTCCACTGCCGTACCGATAGTGTCCGGATCTACAACGGATGCGATGTTGGTACCCGATGATGTCTTGGGAGATTGCAGACAGATGTATACGCGTCTCTGTTCCGACAGGACATAGTACCTACCGTTGGTAGTGTGGCTGACGTTCGGATTGTAAGCATTGTAAACCACGCCATTGGACCAACCGTATCTATTGGTCACCAGTGAGATATCGGTGACTTTTTTGATAGCTTGCAGATTGTTTCTGGCTTCTCTTTCTTCTTTCAGAACATTCGTAGGACTAGGCACGGTTTCAGTATCATTCCATTGATCGGACTTTCCCAAACCAATGTAATATGTACTACTAGCACTGTCTACTGACTGCAAGTCGTCGATAAGCTGATCTAAAATCAACTTTTTCATTCTGTCGGTTACAATTGCTACCATCTATCTTTACCTATTGATTTAAATCGATTTGTTTTATTTATCATGGTTTATATGCCGTACGAGCTGAATCCACCATAATCACCGGCTCCTGCGGCGCCAGTTACGGTGACAATGTTACCTAATGAACCACTTTGTCCGACATTAGTGCTTGGGAAGCTTCTGGGATTTGATGCTCCGCCGAATACAAGCCTTACAGCTCCGTCTGAACCGCTACCGCCGGCACTTTGGAAATCATCCTCTACGCCACCGCCTCCGGCTCCAATGCCTCTACCGCTTCCAAACTGCTGTGCTGAAACTGCAGCAGCTGCTGGAGCAACATTTAGTGATCCCTGGGTCGCTGCATTTTGAATTCTAGCATAGATATCATATGTTACAGTACCGTCAGTACCAAGTCCATATAATGCGACTCCACCTCCACCGGTGTAAGTATAGCTGATATTACTTCTTCTAGTCTGGTTACCTCCGGCTCCACCTCCGCCGGAACCTAAGTTTTCTGTTCTTAGGGAGCCCTGACCTTCATCGATGCCGTTTCCACCATTACCGGTATAACCTCCGGCGCCACCTCCGCCCGTACCATCATTACCGCCAAGCTGCTGTCCACCGGTACCTCCATCACCTCCGCCATCTTTAGCTGTTCCTGAGGATGTTCCGCCAAGAGCAGTGCCATTGGTGAATACTCCGCCAGCTCCTCCATTTCCTATAATAAGTTTGGAGTTATCCGAAACTCTAACAAGCTCGGATATTCCTCCTGCCGTACCATTAAGATCCGAACCGTTATTATTGAAAATTCTTGGTCCACCAGCTCCACCTTCACCGACAATAACAGTAAATTGATTTCCAACAACTAATGTTCCGGCGCCATGATTATTGATATAGGATAAAGCACCACCGCCTCCACCCATGCCGCCATCAGAACCGTTTGGCCCAGACGCTCCACCGCCAGCACCAACAGCAACAGCAGTTATTCCGGCACCAGTTAAGCTAACTCCATTAGGAATTAGATATTTGTCGTTACTGATATCGTATGCAATTCCACCTGCAATAGTGGAAGGACCCCCTGGCGTGTCGATCTCAATAGTATAAGTCCCTGGAGCTTCAAATACTATTTCTCCAAAAAATTCGTCAACTTTAAAGTTTAAAAAAGATAGGTTAGGAGTAAAAAGCACAATTATTATACCGTGTTTGCATTTGAGATCAGAATGTTAGCAGAATCAAAGACTATACCGCCGATAATTGAGAACTTTCCTGCTGCGAGGTTGACTGGGTTACCAATTGCGTGATGAACAGTCGCAGAGTCACTAGCCAAAGTGATATTCATGGATGTGGCATCGGTTGTGTTTTTAACCAGGATTGAGAAACTCATTCCATCGAGAGATCCCCCTCCGGTACCAACTAGCTTGATCGTCAGATCAGAATCGTGCTCGAATCTAGCGATGTTGGCGTTTCTCAGAGTGTAAGTAGCAGAGTCGTCATTAGTCGCCGCGTCTGAGATAACCAAAGTCTCCGGGGTGACAACACCGTAACCGTTGATTCTAAGCTCATCAGTGACCGTTAGATCGCTCTCGATCGTCACGTTATTCAGGAAAGTCGCATCGGTTACAGTGATCTTAGTCAGGGTCGAAGAGTCGAGAACCGTGAGTCTTCCGGTTACAGTCGCGTTGGTTCCAACCGAGAAATCACCATCGATGCTAACTTCACCTGTACCCTTACCTACTAAGATCAAATTGATATTATCACTGTCTCCGACAGCCGAGATCACTGGATCGCTGTCGTTATTGATCTTGACGTAGTTGACCGCTTGTGACATGCCGTTGGATAATTGAAGGATTTCGTTTCCGTCATCGTCTTCGAAAGCGGCGGTGAATTTAGGGAAAGTCTCCAGAGAGAAAGTATCACTATCCAGAATCAGTCGATCCCATTTACTGGAATCCGAAGCTGCAAACCTACCATGGTTTCTAAGGTAGATAAACGAACCGGTAAACGTACTAAAGCTATCAGCGGCATCCAGAACAGTGTTCAAGTGTTCGACACTATCAAACGCGTTATTGAACAGTACTCTGGACGTAGTCTCCAATCCCAAGTCGATCAGATCCAACTTTCCGGAGTTGACACTGTCGTGATTGCGCTGCTTATCGACTATTTGTCCAAAAGTCAAACCAGTGAGATCACTATCAATTCTGTAAAAGTTAGCATTGATCTTAGTTGCAGCTTGACGCAGAGTATCACCGGTACCATCGTTTGCACTCGTACCAGTGTTGATAGCTGCTACTCTATTTGAATCTAATAATGCCATTTGCTAAAAAGCCCTGTGTGAATATGTTGTTTTTATTTATGCCGAATCTAAGCCAGAATCCAAGAAATATGGGAATTCATCTTCACTCATTAATTCGTTTGTGTTAGAGAATTCAATGAATGGGAACGTTCCGAACGTACCACTGTCGTCGAATGTTGGAGAGTTTAGGTTCAGCAGGTTTTGAATGGTTCCGTAGAGACTGTCTAATCCAGAATCCAGCGTACCAAAAGAATCTTGAATCGTGATCGGGAATGTGGTTGTTGGATCTGCGTAGAGAGGATATCTGATTTGATTATCGGAATCGATTCCAGTAATATCAGATCCAGGTCCGATAATAAAGTTTTCAATCTTGTTTACGAAGATGAGTTCGTTCGCAGCTGAGTCTAGAATCGCTAGAGGCATTTCATTGATAATAGTGTTTGTAGTGACAGCTTCAAAGAATGTCTCAGCGAAAATTGCAAACCCGGCTGGATGCAGGTATCTCTTGTAGATATCCAACCACTTACTAGGAGGAACATCACTTTTCAAGAGGATGGAAAAGATTTGATAGTAAAAAGAATCCTGAATGAACTTCTGTGAGTCGTAACCAATCTGACTCTCGCCCACAACGAACATATCATTCTTGGGATAAATCTGCTGAACATCAGCACCAAACAAAAATCTAAAGAAACCGTCTACGGATGCAATGGAACCTTTGGATTTGTTCAACAAAGGCAAGAGTTTAAGAGACAATCTAGGATACGGAAAAGTGTCTTTACTGATACCCGAAGCCAAAGCTTCGTTCAAGAGTTCTTGTAAGTATTGTTCAGGAGTTGACTCAAAATCTCTGATATAGAATAGATCTTTGAGTTCTTTTGTGGGCTCAAACTCGTGTCTGAGAAACTCGTAATACTCTTCTAAGAGACGAACAAATTGAGGATACTCTTGCTGAAAATGCTCGGGTATTACCGTATCGATATAGTCACGGTGGAAGTTTAAAGGTCTTCTATCAATATCTCTTAAAAGTTCGGTCATTAATTAGTCACACCAACTACAGAGTTTGCAAAGTTAATATCAGCTTCAGTTGTCACGAAGTTTCTACCCAGAGAGATGATCTGATTTCTCAAAGGCTTGACAACCGTATCCTCTAGAGGTCTAGCCTGGATAGCAATGTAACTCTCACCGGAAACAATGGAATGGGGCTGGAAGGCTCTGAGATTTACTTTACCGGTTGAAGGAACGTATTCACCGACACTAGAAACGACCACGTTACCGGAGAGATCTACGAGTTGTAGATTCGTCGAATGTGTGGATCCAGTCTTGTTCTGAATGGTCACGATGACAGTGGTTCCATCTCCAAGTTGATGGCGGAACTTATCACTTGTGATCACCGGAACTACGTCATCCGGTTCCTCCAATACATTCAAGAAACTAACTTCATAGTCGTCTTTCAAGTATCTCTGTGTAGTCGTATTGTACAGAGGAGTCAGTCTGTTCTCCAGAGTTGCTTCGATACTAGTCGAAAGGATTGAGTTCTCAATGTTGTTCACGATACCGGTCAATGTTGACTTACGGAAAATATCGTTGAACTTTCCTAGATTGGTATCAAAGTAAGAACTAATAGTGTTACCGACCAAACTTCCCAGGGCCGCTTGTGTTAACTGTGTTCTGGAAGGATCGTAATCAATGTTCGTCTGCAGATTAATATAGACTTTTTCAGGAGTGACAAACTCAGAGTCGATGGAGATCATCGAAAGATTGTTCAACAGTAAGTCTTTGATCTGCTGCTCGGTCACTGATCTGAGAGCAGCCGAGACGTCCGAAGTAAACTCAACGGAAACGATCGTCTTTCCGTACTTCTGTGGAACGTTGTCTTCACCACCCCAAGCGTTAACGGACTTGACCCCTGGGATAGCGTTCGAGATGATACCGATGTAATCAAATGGAGTCACGAGTCTGTTCTGAGCGAGATAGCTCAGAGGAGCGTTTCTTCTAATGGATTCGACGCCCTCTTTCTCGGCACCGAACGCAGTCTTTCCAATCGGAGTGATGATATAGTTGTAAGAAACGTTATTGTATTTAAAACTAGAAGCAGCAGTGAACTTATTGATGCCGTTGGCGTTCGGACCGTTCGTGCTCAGATACGTTGCTCTGACAACGTTGCCTACTTCAGGAGCCGCTCCAGTCACGCTACCATCACCAAAGTTGATCTCGTAGTAGCCGTTGTATCT